CCTCGCGAACTCCAGTTATTGTTTCTTCTAGGGATAAATTAGTTCTAAATTTTTGTTTATCTAATCTTTCTTTGATCCAAAAAGCAATATCATTTGAAGCGCGAGCTAATAATTTTGTATCGAAGGGGCCAACAACTCCACGTCCACACTTGTTAATTGAATTTTTAAGGGGATGATCTGGAACAAGTAATCTATGATCACAAGGGTTGAGGGCAGCTGGAACTCTTTCAGATCCAAATCCATCTCGCTCCATTAAAGCAGCTAAGATAGTTTTGCGGAAAGATGTTTTTCCAACTTTTCCAACGACTTTGTCGTCAGGCACAGTTCCAAGAACCTCAACATGGTGTTCAATAAGATGATCAACTTTAGATGTTCCAGTAGGTTCGACAACGACTGGGCCAGATTGTGAAATATATGGATATTTCGCATTTTTAGTAACTTCAAATTTCATGTGATCAAGCATTTCTTGGGTCACTATTTGATATATAATTTCAGGTTTGGTATATGATTTTACTCTCCACGCTTGTATACCTAAAATATTTTTATGTCCAGAGATTTTATTTGGAACGACTAACATTGATCCGCTCTTGCCACAAACTGTTTCACCAGCTACAACAAGGGCACGTGATAGGTAAGATGTAATTCCCATCACATTGTTAGTCAATTTAAGATCTTCATTAATAACTCCTCCAGTTCGTATCTCAATAGCGTTCTCATCCTCAAAGCGCGAGAGAGCAATCATTTCTAGAGCAGTGTCAAGATGTTCGTAATCATGCTCAGTTATAAAATGTTTAGATATATCTCGAGCCATAGGCAACTGCCGACAGAACACGATTGCCACATCAGATTTGGGTTCTACATAGATATTTTCAGGAGATATTCTAAAGGACCATTTATCAGGATTACGCGGAGTTGGTGAGAATATAAATTCGACTTCGTCTTTAATATCTTCTACCATATGACGATTTAGAATTAGAAACTGTTCAGTATGAATTACATGGCAATGAGTTCCAATTCCATCTTATCTACGATATTAACATATCTGATGTTCCTGTCTAAATAAGCTTGGCAAAGTTGGGAGTCCGTATTTCGGCTTGCTAAAATTCCAGTTGGTTGGAATTGCTTGCCAACAAATGGCACTGACCGCATGTTAACGCGATGCATAACTTTAGATGTTGGTTCAGGGGTTCCATTCAAAAGCTTGGAAACTTGTCGCATGCACAGGATCCCTATGACAAACATAAGTGTATGTTGTATAATTCTTAAAGTATCTAAACTATTATTTTTGATTACATTCCAAAAGTGTTGTAAGGGTGAAAACAAATAAGTCATAGCAGTATCTTTAATATGAGAAAATATAGAAGATATGGTTTCGCGCCATACTGAACCAGTAATATGAGGTATATACTTCAAAATCCAATGATTGTGCCGAACAAGAAAATCTTGTTGAACACGCGAAAACATAGCAAATTGTTGCATAGCTAATGTAAAACTAAGCTGAGATAATAACAATTGTGAAATAGGGAATTTTGAGGGATGTATTCCTTCATGAGTATGAGTATCGTTAAATACCATATCAGTTACGTCAAGTTTCCACTCACCATTGACTTTAATCATTCTTTTGAACCAGGAGCGTGGAATATGGGTACTAGTTCCTTGCATATGTTGTGAAAAGTGTTTTGATCTAGGTACTAAGCAGTAAGATTTAGGATCCTCTGCTTCTTTCAAAAATGACTTAATACGGTGAGCTACTCTATTATTAATAAGTCCAGCTTTCTGTAATTGTTCAATGCGGTCCTTATATATTAATGATTTAGCAAAATGAATTGGATCTAATAAAGGTTCACAAATCGTCCCTCCAATTCCGGGACCTACACGCATACTCTTCTCATCAACTTCAAGCTGATATTCACTGCGGATATGCATTACAAATCTATCTTTGCCATTGATTTTAACCCATTCTGATGTATAATCTTTCTTTTTAGCTTCTTCTTCATAAGCCAAACGTTGCTTTTCAGCAGCTTTGGCAATAGCTGATTGGCGAACATCATAATGACGCTTAAGATTTGTATGCACTATCTCTTCCATTCGTTCCTGATCATCTAAGTCAATCAAGCGATCATATATAGTATCCAGAAATTGGCGTTCATCGTCAGATAAGTCATTAGTTGAATTTGTTTGTAGAGTGCGCTGTATTGATTTAATTCTTTCCAAATCCATTCCTTTAGGTTTAAATTTAATAGCATATTCTTCTAAAGTTTCAATATGATCCAAACGAGCATCAGTTGATTCAGGAATACTTTCATAAATAGATTCCTCATCTGCTTTTCCAGTTGGCTCTGTTGCATCATCAATTAAAGCAGAGATTTCTGCTTCGATATTATTGATATCATCTAATTCAGGAATCTCAGACAAATGTCCGAGTTTACTCTTATCTTGTCCGTCCTCAACTAAGTAAATTCTTTCACCTAAAGGATCATCAATTCCGTAAGCATAATTAGCATGTAAATATTGTCTAGCAATTAAAGGTAATGATTTATCTAGTTCAAATTTAGAAGCAACTTCGCTAGTTTGATGTTGAATTGAATCAATTTCAGTAAAACTATCCATAACGTGAGAAAATTTCTCCTTTGTGGAAAGTTTACCTTCATGTTTACGCAAAGATGCATAGCGAGCAGCTATATTTTTAATAAGTTTTTGGAAATCCCAATCTTTACAAGGGAAAGCTACTCCAGTCGGAGCTAATTCGGCTTTAGAAAAATATTCATTTTCAGTATATTTATGAGTTTGATTAATCTTTTGGAAATAAGCTAAATTATCAAGTAATGTATCTTCTTCATTCAAAGTTGTTTCACGAATCTGATTTTCACAAGGTTTA